ACTGCACAATAGATTTGGGGTAGTAGTAAAAGTGCAGTTCAACAGGGTAGTTGCTGTCGGGTGTAGGACCGACAATAAAAGACAGCTCATTGGTAATAGTGCTGCCAGATACGGTAGGGCCAAATAGCGCATAGTATTTAGGCACCCCTACGTCCGTTGTCGGATTGGGGTATGACTGCCGAATAAAGTTAACGTCTTTGTTGAGAAGGTACTCGTACGATCCGTTGACAATAACCGCCAAGGAGTACGTAGAGAGATAGTCGTCAGGCGCAGACAGATAAGGCGTTGCCGACGTTAAAGTGCCCGTCATGTTTTTACGCAGCGACGGGAACTGAACCGTGTTGTAGATCCGTTGCTCTGCCTGCTCAATGAAACGGTTTATCTGAGCGTTAGGCCCAATCACCGTCCCATTGGACAGATACGTATCCGGGAACGCGTTCTCGGTGTACGACTGAATAGCAGAAACAAGTTCGCTGTAGTTCATCTCAAGCCATCGGACCGCGGGTCTTGATGCCTTTGGTTGCAGCGCCATAACCACGCATGGTCTTCTCACCGTGCTTGTTATCTGCGCAGTAGTTGCCTTTGCTCACGCCGCCAACAGACATATTGTTCTCGTTGACGCCATTGCCGCGCTTTGACACCACGTCAGGCGACGCCTTGTGCATGTTCTCCATCGGCTGCTTGTACACGCCAATATCGTTACCACCACCAGGAGGATACTTGAAACCGGTGTACGCGCTGGCGTCCTTGTTCTCCTTGGCGTGACCCAAAGGATACTTTTCCGCCTTCATGACGGGAGCAAAATCGTTCTTGGCCATATTAGCCTCCGCGAGAAGTGGATTTTTGGTTCATGGCACGAGCCATGTTGCGGCCGTACTTCTTCATGTCCATAGAAGTGACGCCGCCCTTCTTGAGCTTAGTCATGGGCTTGCCAGGATGCATCTTGGCTTCGTGCTTGTGCACGGCAGATGCGATCATCTTTTTGTCTTGTTTCAGGTCTGCTTTGTCCATGTCCGACTCCTTACGTCGTTGCTACCGTTACTGTACCCAATTGTATGGTCAATGCCAAATTATTGGGGGTTAATCCATCATCATTTGCCCTCGAGCCACCTACTGGATTCCAGCCCCACTGGATGATCCGGCTGCCGGTCTCCGGCGTTCCAAAACCATCAGGCCCAGTACCACCAGCGTTGTCGGTCTGAAGGCCGCTAGAACCAGACAGGTAATAGCTGATATCTGGCCTCGGCTCCCGCACAGCCTGCGGATCATTGACCGGGTACATACCAATCTGCAGCTGCGGCTGGTCTTCTTCCCAGCACTCAGGGCAAACCTTGATGCTGACCTGGCGGGTCTTGATCGTCAGCTTACGCAGCTCTTTCAGCATGTACCGCTGGGCACAGCGGTCACACTCAGCAATTGCGTATTTACCTGACGCGAACCGATTAGGCACAAATCACCTCAAGCGTAAAACATGTTGCGGGGGACATACCGATCCGGCGCCTTGTCTCGGTCCTCGGTCGAGGCCAGCATCCACTGCTCCTCGTATTCCTGCTTCAGCATCGGCATCCGCGGCAACGCTTCCGGGATTTTCTGTGACAGGTAGAAAGCCAAGCCGGCCACCATACAGGGAATCAGGCGGAAAGGAATGTCCTGCACGTTTACGCCATTGCCAGCATCCTGCATACGGCGCATACGGTAGTACACCAGCGTGTACTGATCGCCGGGGGCGGACGGCGCCGGGTAGACGTTAATCGACGACAGGTTGTTCTGCTTGAGAACGGTTGCGCTTGTGTGAGACGCGGCTGTCGTGCCGTCTTGCGCGCGAAAACAGTTTGTCAGGCTGCCGTTAACAATGTTCTGGTAAGCAATTGTCTCGTTGTCAATGTTGACAAAACCAGATGTAGACAGTGCCGACGCGTTATTAACCGGAATGGTGGTATCAGTGCTTGTAATGGCACCGTTCAACGTGGCAGTTGTAGTGTTGATCTGGCCGGTTTGCCGGTTAATCCAAGCCTGCACAGGGCGCCCCTGAGCGTACTTGTTTGGAATGGATATCCAAGTCGGCTCAGAAATGCGAGAAATGGTTACGTCAGACTGACCAGACGTGCCGTTGTTAATACGCGTCACCATGTCCAGAACGTCAATCGTGTCGTTCGGGATTAGGTATTGGAACTGGTCAGTGTTGAGAACGATCTGCTGCTGCTCAATCGTCCACAAGTTAATCCCCCGGTTTGCCCACTCAATCGTGAGCATGTTCAGGGACCGACGAGCCGTGCGCAGGTTGTAGCCCGTGCGCAGCTCAGATCCACAACGCTCAAAGGCGTCCTCGACCAGTTCGTTTAGGTCAAGGTTGAATGCGGTTAAACCGGAGGTTACTGCCATGATTACTTCATCCTAGCTGCGCGCATGTTGTCTACCAGGTTGGGGTACGGACGACCACCAGCCTTGGCCATGGCTTTTGCTTTTGCCTTTTTGGCAGGAGACATAGGCTTAGGAGCACCCAAGCTCTTGGGCCGCTTCTTGTCCCATACCTCTCCGCCTTTGGCGTACTGCGTGAAGTCCGTGTCGTCGCGGCGAGCCTTACGCTTACCGCTGGGCATCTTGCTGGGGTTGATGTCACCCATGCCGCGACTGGCCATCATTTCTTGTACATCCCGCCGCCACACATGGCGATCATGGTGCCGCGAGTCTTGCCACGTTGAGCAATACCATCGGCGCGCTTAGAGGCAGAAGAAACCGAGCCGCCACTAGCTTTTCTTACAGGTTTCTTTGGGGCGGGAGAAGAGCCCATATCAGGCTCTTGGGGAACAGGAACGCCAGAGCTTTCCGTCCACACAGAATCGCCCTTGGTCTTTTTCTTTTCCAGTTCTTCATCGTACATGATGACTCCTTAGCAGACTTTGCCGCCTTTTTTCATCACCTTGGAACCGATGCCCTTGGGAACACCGGAGCCGGCCATCTTAACCTGAGTACCTTTGGTCTTGCCCTTCATGGCAACGCCGTCGCGGCTGGGGGCAGCCGTCTTAACTTTGCCCATGGAAGTCGTTGCGACTTTTTTCTGTGTAGCCATGATTTCACCACCTTTTGAAAATAAAGCCGATTTCCCATGGTGAGTCTTCGGCAGATTGATACCAGCGTTACCACTGGAGCGAAACTTCTTACCCTTATCCGCTGCAACAAACTCTTTGCCAACCTTCTGAGGAATGCCAACACGCTTTGCCGCAGCCGGATCATTTGCAACCATGGCCATTAGGTTGTGCTGCTTTTTGCTAACTGATGGCACTTCTTTGCTCCCGGATAATCATGTCGATCTTATCGTTCAACTTGTCGAAACGATTGTCGATGTGCGCCACAATCTTGTCGATCTCTGCTTGCGTCACGTTGTCCCGGGCAATCTCCTCCCTGGTCCTGTTCAACAGGATCGTGATTCGACTTAACTCGGCTGACTTTTCCCTCAGATTCCAACTGAGTAACCCGATGAATGTAGTCAGCAAGACGTTCCACAGCATCATCTCCATGATTAGACGATCCTGCCCTTGGTCTTTCCGCGCTGGGCAATACCGTCTGCTCGCTTGGAAGCAGTACTACCACCTTTAGAAAACTTCAGGCTACCCATAAACGTTTGCTCAGAAGCTTTGGGTCGTGAGGTCGGCATCATAGAACGCTCTGTTGCTCGAGCCGCGGCGTCTTCCGCACGCTGAGCTGCACGCTTAGCAACGTATCTATCAGCGCGGTCCTGCATGGTTTCTTGCTGGCGCACGGGCTTAGGACGAATGCCGGCCAAACGGCTGACCTCGTCACCGGTATCCGTAACTTTTGCCGGTTTAGGAGAGGCCATGTCGGTGGTGTACTTCTTACCACCAAACTCAAACATCTTGTCGCCTGCTTTGCGGGCGGCGGCAAAAGCCTCCTTGAAAGTGGAAGGCTTTTCTATTTCGACCTCACGCATGCCCTTGAGGATGGCTTCTCCAGCAATCTCTTGAGATTCTTTGGATTGATTGGCCGCCTCGAGGGCATCCATTTCCCCACCTTCTTGATATCGTTTTGTGCGCTTCATGTGTACCTCAACAATTCCAAGCCTTGAGGCTCTTATTGATCCGCGAATTTGGGTCTTTTGCCGTTTTGGCGGAGGTCAGTTTTTTCTTCATCCCCTCCATACGCGCGCAGAAAGAGTCTCGGCGTTTGCCGCCTTCCGGCTGGGGAGGTTTCAAATTCATCCCTTGCTTTTTGGCAGAGGCTCGCCCCTTGGCGTTCAAGCCGCCTTTGGGGTTCTTGCCTTCCTTGCGTTGCCATGCTGGTGACTTAGCCATAGAAAACCGTCACTTTTGCGTCGGTCAATACAGCATACACATCTGTAGAGAACACAACACCAGAAGCCGGAATCAGCGCATTGAAAGTTTCGCCGTTTGCCGTAGTGTTGATGGTCAACACAGTAGTGCCGCTGGCCCCGCCGTTTTTAAGAACGACAGAGCCGGGACCAGTGCCGGGTTCAATGATCAGCCCGCGTACCCGAGTGCGGTCACCAAAGACCGTACCGGATGCAGCAAGAGACTTAGCTTTTACGTCTGTTTGCACGGACATAGCGTCCTCCTATCAGACGTTCTGCTGGCCAACCAAGGGATCTGCAACGAAGTAGGTGATGTAGCCACCAACAGTGCCGGAACCAGACGTGTCGATGCGAGCGGTCACGTAGGCCAATTCGCTGGTGGCAGTCAGGGTCAGACCAGAAGTAACCACGCCAGCAGAAGCAACAGACAAATTGTTAGCAATAGCGGCAGCGGTAACAGTGCCATCAGAAACATCACGGGTGCCAAGATCAATAGAGCCGCCGCCCGCATCATTGATGGCCACAGACAGAACAACTGCGCCAGCAGGAAGAATCAAATCGGGTGCACCAGCGGTGGAAGAAATCTTAACGTTTGTTGCAGTGGCAACAGAGGCGTCGGCAATGTAAAACTGAGCGGCCATGACGCCGGAGCCACAGTAAGCGGTGCGAGTCTGATCGCCGCCGCCCGAACGCCAAATGCTTTGGGTGGTAGAGAGAGCCATTTCAATTGTCCTTACGTACAAGATCAGCGCATCAATCGGTACGTCGTCTGCCGGGTCA